GTATCCCCGCACCAGACGGGACGCCATTATCAGCTATGGCGTGGTCCATCAGCTGCCTCTGGGGGAGATCAATGACAAGCTCCTCCGGAGTGCCTTTTTCAGGCTTTGGAAGCCCGAGATAGTCTGAAAGGGTTGTTCCAGGTTTGGCGAGGCCCAGAGACAGCCCGTCGAGAGCCCCAGATAACAAAGACCTGGCACCAATGCCTATCTGATGGAGAGAACGGGAATACACATTGCTGTCTGCTCCATAGGCATCATCTGGAATCTTCGCAGGCAAACCTAATCCAACCCCCATAGCTGTCCCTGACGTTTTTTTTGTCTCTGTCGTATTGCTTTTTTGAGAAGCTTTAGATAAGTTGCTTTCCAAGGGCATACCTTCGACAGCAGAAAATTCCCCATCGCTGCGTACTAATAGGTCAGGGGACCCTGACCGCCTGACGAGAGATGGAGGGACAGAGGGTCCTCCCAAGGTCCATGCCCGCCCTAAAGATTCAGGATAGATACTTTTCAAGTAACTATCTATGAATCTTTTTTGTGTTTTGTCAGCAAGGTATCCGGTAGTACAGATGATACCGCCATCTGGCCCCTTCATGAATGGGGCTACGAAATATGTGTCTGGATTGACAACCATTCCTATGGATTTTCTTCCAAGGTTTGGATTTCTGCTGGGGAAATTTGGCATTGGCCTGATATTTGGAGACATTCCCAGCATAGCGACCTGATTTGTATAGTCGTATATAGATTCATCCCTGAAGTCAGGCATATGGTTGAGGGCCCCATGGGTCCCAAACCTCATATCGTTCGTCGTTATTTCGGGGAACTTAGCCTGCATTGCCTCCCAGGCTTCGGGATGGAGCGTCCCGACTTTTGAATTCTTGCGTCTACCCGTGTCTATACCATATTTCACATCTCTGAAGAACTTACTGCGGAAGTGAGGAATTATAGCTGCTTCCGCCTCTTCCGGCGCAACAGCTCCTCCAGCCATGAGGCCGAGGAGCCCTCCCGGCACCTTCCACCACATCCCTGCCATCTACCGACCCCGCCTCGATTTCAGACGCTCGTCATCCGCCCAAGCGCCTTCACCCTGATACATCAGTCCGAGAAGCCCTCTCGCGGGGGCGCCGTTCCTGCGGGCATTGGCGTCCGCTAGAAAAGCCATTCGGGACCGAACTCCAGGAGAAGCCAGGAGCTGTTTCCCCGCACCCGCCATAAGGCCCAAATTCGGGTCTCCCGTCGCAGTGGCTACGCCAGCAGCAAAGAGGAGATCCACCAGCCCCTTGTTGCCATTCTTTAACGCGGAACGCTCAATATTATCCCTGAGATCAATCAGGGCTCCTTCCCGCGCGTTCAGTTCGTGTACACTCCGGCCCCCGGAGAGAGGAGCTATTTTGCCGTCCGCGACAGCCTGCTCGAGAGTATCAGCTATGCCGTTGCGCAGTTCGTGAGCAATAGCTTTGTTCGCCTCTATATTCCCATTCGTGCTCGGGCTGGCGTTGTTCTGGTACCGCTTTTCAAAGTTACGGTATACCGCTTGCTTCGTCGCCTGGGCTTTGGCGATGTCTCTATTGTCGTCGCCGTGAGTAACGTACCATTCCGTCACGGCATCGTCATAGTTGTTCAGGTCTTTTAACGGAGTCGCGTTCTCCGCCAGGTCTTCCCTGTGCGGGGAGGATTGGACTTTCTCAAGAATTTTATCCGTATCCAGTTTATACCCGGCTTTCGCCGCCGCGTCTTCGCTTTCCCTCAACGCATCGCTAAGGGCGCTTATTTCATTTTGGGCCTTCCCAGCCCCACTCCAGGTAACCGGGATCCTTTCCCTAAGACTCGCGGCGAGCATGTTTTTTACCTCTCCGGGAGAGTATCTGGCTTTACTGTTATTGCTGAAGCCAGTGTTGATACTGAGGGCGCTCTGGTAAAGCTTCTCGGGCAGAGAAAGCCCGTACGCTTTCTGCGTGGCGAACTCTCCGGCCTTGGCAAGCACGGACACTGGATCTGTGGCGGCCGCCAGACTGTTAGCCGCCCCCGCGGCCCGGCTGAGGGCGGAACCAGCGCGCGTCGCCGTACCAGCTCCTCTGGCGAGTCCCCTCAGCGCTCCGGCCCCGCCAGTCAGCGCTGTGGAGGCATCGGCGAGAAGCCCAGCGGGATCAGTTGCGATCGTGCGCTTCAGATTTTCGACGGAACCATAACGGTCCCTGAAAAACTGCGTCATGGCGTCCGCGTTGTCTTCCCATTTCTGCCGGCCGGGGATCAGCTTCGCCGCATATCCTCCTACAGTCTTCCCGAAAGCCTTCGCGGTGTCCACGGGATGCAGAAAGGCGTCGGCCGTATCGGCCAGCACGTTCATCCCTGACGCTGGCAGGTTGCGCATGCCGTTGAGGAGCGCGTCCGTCCAGGTCATCTGCGGCACAGATGCCCTCCTTGGCGCGGCAGGCTGATACTTTTTTTGGATGGCGGAGATTTCGGCATCTGTGATGTCAGCGGGGACCTCGGCTTCACTGCCGTCAGGCAGAGCGATGATTCTGTAGCTTTCAGCCATAACCTTCTCCTTGTCAGTTCAATGGATTGCCTTCCCTGTCCAGTCTGCGGCGTTCTCTCCGCCCCGATGCTGGGGCTATCACGGAGCCCCCAGACGCGGGAACAGATGCCCGCCAATCCGGCGAATGGGAAGCCGCCGCAGGCACTGAATTGAGCCAGGCTTCGGCCTCTCCGGCAAGCTCCGTATAGGGATCGTAGATAATGGTATCGATATCTTTTGGGCTGACTCCGAGAGCCTCCACCCTGCGGCGATAGTACTTCTCAAGGTCCTTCTGCACCTTCTCCTGGTTCTTAAAGGTGCCGAGCGCCAGACGGACAATCTTCCGCCTCTGCTCATCGGAAAGCCTTTCGCCGCCGATGACCTGATGCAGATAGTTCTGCACCTGCGTAGGGACGCCTTCCGTGGCCTGCCCTGTTTTGAATTCGCTTTCGCGCACGACAGACTGCGGATCAAGCGCCTTCATGAAGGCGTACAGCATGGCCACGTCATCCACGCCGTTTCCGCCTTTTGCGTAGGTAAGCAGGTTGGCCAGATTCTCTCCGTATCCCCTGTATCCCCGGCTCCTGTCCCAGAAGGCATCTCCGAGCGTATTGCTGCGGCTGAATCTGGCCGCGTCGTCCTGACGGGCTATATCGTCTTTCCTGCTGCTGGCAGCCGTGATGGCGTTGCGCTTATCCCTGAGGGCCCCCAGTACAGCCTCAGCCCGCTGCCGGCTTTCCGCATCCGGTGCGTTGGCTATCAGGGCCGTGAGCTGCTGGATCCTTGCGTCCAGCGACTTGATATCGTCAGGATAACTGTTCTGTCCGGCATTCTGAGGCTGTCTCAGCATGCCCAGGATCTGCCCTTGCTCCCGCTCGAAGCGTGGTCTAAGCTTAGTCATGAATCCTGGGTCTTCTTTGAGCTGGTTCACGAATCCGCCGGGGTTGGCTCTGCCGGCGTAGGTATTCCTGACAAGAGCCTCGAGCTGCTGCTCCGGAGCCTGCGTCTTGTCGACGCCTTTCCAGGCGGAGTTGAGGATACGGACTGCACCTCCAACTCCATGCTGAGCGGCAGTGGATGCGAGCATCTGGATGAAGGCCGGGTTCTGGGCAAAGGCGTCCATGCCGGACCCCTTCAGCCTGGCAAGAGCCGGGTCAACAAATTGTTCCCTGAAAAAGGTGTTCTGCGCGTCAGCCATCTGCCCGCCGAGGGAGCTCTTCGACGCCGCATCCCATGCTCTGTTGAAGGCAGGTGTCCCCGGCTGGACAGCCCCACCTCCCAGCGCCTGATAGAGGCCGGGGTTGGAGTGCTGTAAATAGCCAAGGAACTGCCACATGGAATTGCCAGGCAATGTGTTGACCTGGTATCGGCCGTAGGATGTAGACCCGCCCCTGTCCGGGGAGACAGCCCATGGGTTGCCCCCGGATTCGGACTGTGCCGCTATGCTGTACGGATCCGATCCATCAGGAATCATGGCTGCTCCGTAAGGCGACGGGCGCATACCTCCCGCCCCGGTCAGGGCAGCGTTGAAGTCTGCCTGTCTGGCCGCATTTTCCTGGTCCCTCTGCATCTTCCCGAGAGCCATGCTTCTCGCCAGGGCAAGATTGGTCAGGGCAAGCTGCCGGTTGAATGCCCTGTCCTGCTGCGCGGCGTCCCATTGGGCTCTGGCGAAGGCGTCCTGCGTCTTCTGCCGGTCCTGCTGGTATCCGAGCATGCCGGCATTGCCGAGCGCACCGAGCGCGTCGAGCCCCCCACGTCCGAGCAGCTGGCCGAACGAACGCCGGCCGTTATTATTGGCGAGCATGGAGAGGGCAGTGAGGCCGGCAAGGAAGCCGGCATTGTCTGCGGCCACTCTGCCAAGACTCATCGAGCGGGGGACAGCCGCAGTCTGCTGAGGCCCGAGCATAGTGCCGAGCAGACCGCCCGGCATAGCCTCCTGCTGACCAGGGACATCATCATAGGGGTATGCCATTACTTGCCTCCTCCCTTACCGCCGCTGTCGGTTTCTGTGGTGCTTTCACCCTGTCCGCCGTAGGATCCACCCACGAGGTTGAGATAATTTTGCAGGGCAGTCATGTCCCGCTGCTGATTGTAGTTCCATCTGTCGACATCTGCGTCCACGACGCTCTGGTTGTAGTCATCAAGGCTCGTACCGGCCTGAGCGAGCTGCGAGGCGTCCGTATAGGCCTGATTGCTCAGGGACTGTGCAGGACTTGCCGCGGCAATCTGGCTGGCGATGCCCTGATTATAGGCGTTCGCCGCTGTTCCCGCCGCGCTCACGGCCTGATTGTAGGCGTTGGAGTACATCTCATTCGCAAGGTTCTGGTCAGCGTCCGCAATGGCGCTTGCCTGCGCTCCGGAACCATAACGGCCGTTTGCGCTGAAGTTGCTGTTTATCGCCGCATTCGTCTTGTTGGCAGCCTGAGAATAGAGGCTGTCGATATACGGGTTCGTCGATCCCGCGTACTGATTCAGCAGGTTGAGCCCGCTGTTGTTCGCCAGAGCACCGCCATTCAGAATATTGGCCATCGAGGAAGCGGCATTGTCGATGTTGGCATCTCCATTCGTCGCCCTGTTGGCTATCATCTGCCTGGCCTGAGTCGTGTACCCTGACTCATCGGCCACCGTCTGGCCGGGATAAAACTCCCCAGCGAGGCCGCCCGACTCATAGAGCCGCGCCGCTTCGGGGAAGACGCCTTTGACTTCCTCCCCTTGGGAGTTTTTGCCCCCGATGAGGTAAGGAATCTGCGCGCTCCACGGAGCCGAAGAGCTCGTGGTCTCGGATTCTCCGCCGCCGCCTTTTCCGCCGCCGCCACCACCCATGGTGATCTCCTTTATAAATCCAGTCCCGAGACCGGGACCGTCAGTCGAGTGTGCTCAGTGACGATGCCATCCACATTGATACCGTCCCTGAAAATAAAACATGAGCCGGGAATCGTCGCGACATCATGGCCTCCCATACGGTGCGCCGCCTTGAGCGCGGGCCCATTCACCGCAGGAGTCGTGCCGAGGACACGATCAATCGCATAATCCTGCCCATTCCTGGCATAGAGCCACTGCGCGAGCATGCCGACACAGATCGCTATCTGGAGAGGCATGCCCTCATGCCGCCTCACACCGCACGGAAGCACGCAGAAGTGCCCCCAGGCAGTGCGGCCTTTCTTTGAATTGATGGCACACATGGCAAGCACCCTGCCTTCCAGGCCGATGAAGTAGGGCATGTTTTCGCCATTCCTGCACCAGCGGATGAAAGCCGGCAGGGAGACGTCAGGCCGATCGTAAAAAAATGATGCCAGACGCCCGCTCTGGGTGGCATCATTCCAGAAGCCGGCGAGGAATGTGTCCGTGCAGTCACGTATGAAGAGATAGTCTAAGCTCATTAAAACCACTTCCCCACGTTATAGAGCAGGCGGTCCCACCAGGAGGCGTCAGGGCCGGGAACGACATTGCCCTGCCGATCGTAGTAGGTGGGGCCATTGGTTCCAGCCATATCAGGACCTTTGCGGGGATCCGCAACAACCTCTCCCGTCCTCGTGTCCGTGAAGACGGGCCGCTCGAGGTGCAGGCCGTAGTCCACTTTGAAGGGGGATGCGTCTGCAGCGGCTCTCTCTTCCGGGGTCATGGAGGCGATGCCTGCCGTGACTTGGTCTGGAGTGGCCTCACGGGTCTTGGTCGGGTCCGAAATCATATCCATGCGGATAGATCCTTCCGGAGCCTGCCCCATCCAATAGAGGAGACCTCCGAGGCCAGAAAGGTCTACGGGCTGATCGTCACGAGGCATGACTCCGGGGGCCTGCGCACGGGGAGATGCACCACCTGCGCCTGCCGAAGCAGTCGCCTTTCCGGCCGGAGTCTTGAAGACACCACCATACTGCGGCGTATAGTTTCTCTGGAAGCCTGCCATTATTTGCCTCCCATGAGAGAGCCGATTGCGTTTACACCGGCGCCAACGCCAGCGCCGATTGCGGAACCCACCGGGCCGAATGCTGAACCGATGGTGCCTCCGATCCCTGCGGCGCCCAGCATTTTATTCTGACCTTCAGTCAGTTTCCCGTCACCATTCATCATACCGAGAAGTCCGCCGATGTTCTGGACGGAGCCGAGCTGGGAAGCGCCTATGGCTCCCTGCTGGACGTTCTGCGCACCCACGGAAGGGGCCTGCATCTGCTGGAAGCCTGCGCCGCCGCCCTGCTGTGTGACGGGAGGCGTCACCGTCCCTGCCGGGCTGGAATATTGTCCTGTGGCTGCGGCGCCGATCTGACCCTGTTTAAGGCCGTTCTGGCGCATGAAAGGATTGTTAAGCTGTGTCATCATTGTGGTTCCCCTTATGCTGTGCGCTCCCATATATTTACGATGAGGGCCGGAGGCTGAACGGTGGAAGACTTTCCGTAAATTTGGCTTGAACGCGAGGCATCTAACCTGGCGTGATAATCGGATGCGACAGAACTTCCAGATGCGTATATGGCTTTAGAGTCCATATACATCGTCTCTGCATAGACAGCTCCTTCCGGGCCTTCCCTGCCACCAATGTCCAGCACGCCCCACCCGCCTGTGATATTCGGCAGTCCGGCCTCCACCATTTCTCCGGCTTTATGCGTATCGTCGGCCCCCTGCAGTACCCGGCCAACGCCCGTCTTCACCCACGTGCCGAACCCGAGCAGTTCCGCAGGGTTGGTATCCAGGGTACTGACATAGATGTAGCCCACGGGACATAACGCTTGCAGCTGAGTTCTGGCCTGAACCGGATTGTCCACGTTCTGAGCTATAGCGCCGGTGTTCTTCAGGACGCCGGAAATCTCCCACGCCCATTTCCCCTCACCGGGGCCGGCAATGGAAAAAGTCATACTGCCCTGCGTCATAGCAGCCAGATACCAGGACATGGCGGAAGCGTCGGCGTTAAGCGGCGTCAGCCTCGCTACACGCCCAGGCATACAGAGCGGGTTGGTGATAACGGTTGTCCCAGCTTTCGCCGTAAAATTTCCCACATTAAGCGTCTCCCCTGTAAGAGCTGCATTCGCCGCCAAAGCGAGAGCCGTCATCTGCTCTGGGGTAGCTTCCGGATAAATAGCGACCTGACGCGCCATTACATTCCTCCTTCAGGCTCAACAAGCGCTTCAACGCCGTGAGCATCACGCCACGTCTCGCCGCCGCCCGGAATTACAATGCGGGCAGCCAGGTAGTTAGTGCTGAGATGCTGATAACAGACACCGTCACGGCTCTGTTCCCGCAGGGGGCCGTATTTCGGCTGCTGGGACTGCCTGACGCGGTATATCGGGCAGGCTCTGGCATCGCCACGGTCCACGAGGGGGCGAAGGCCGTGGACCATCATGCGCTCTCCTCCGATTTCCTGCGTCTCGAGGATCGCTTCCAGAGGCCGTCCAGAAAACGTTCCCATATACCCATCTTCGTCGAATGCGGCGAGAAGAGCTGACCCGGTCATGAAATCGGGGATATCGAGAGACTTAAAGGATAGAGAATCGAGAGGTCCGTATTTATCAAGGGCGTCCAGCGTTTCTCCCCTGGCGAAATCGCCGAAAATTGTCTGAACCGACGTCTTGCAGTAGCTCCACCTGTCCAGCGCGTAGGAATAGACGAGGAGACGGTCAAGAACACGATCCCCTGCCAGCTTCGAAGGGAATGCCCAAAGGCAGATACGGCGTCCGGGGTCGTGCCATCCTACGATATCGTCAGTCCGCGTAAGTTCGGCCTCCGCGAAAAACCAGTTATCCACGCGCTCTATCCCGACCGGCTTCGTGGCGTTCCCGTCCGTGTAATACCAGCCATCGCTCGTGAGGTAGATACAGCCGCCGCCAAAATTGACCGGGCTTTTTGGGGCAAGCAGCCCGTGAACAGCATCTATCTGCTTGAAATTGAATATATAAGGGGCGCCCACATACGCCATACGCTGGACACTCCGCTCAAGAAAAACGATGCCGTCAACGGAGCCCACAGCGCCCTGAATGGCCATAACGTGGCCGCCTTCAGGGAAATGCTGAAAATCAGACTGCTTGGCGGCGGCTTCGTCTGTGCCAGGCTCCGGCCATGCGTCGGGATCGTCCATGGCCGACCACCGTATCCTCCGCCTGTTATCGGAGAGATCTCCGAGGACCAGGAACTCTTTCACCACGCCCATGCATCGGGCCGCTGGCGCGCCGCTCACCTCGCTGAATTTGGAGAACGTGCCGGATATATCCGATTTGCGCAGCGTCGTGCCATGGAGAAGGTACATCGCCTGTCCCCACTGAACGAACTCTCTGTTCTGCGAAACAGTCTCTTCGTTGAGTTTGGATACCCAGCTCCCCCCCTGAAGCGCGTAGATGCCGCCGTCCGAAGACGCAGCCAGAGTCAGAAGGTCGCCGTTGACGTCCTTGACCGTGTATGCCGAAAGACACCGCCCACCCGGGAGAGGCGGATACGAAAATCTGGAGAAGCCCGGGAAGCTCCGGTACCCCCTCTTCGCAGGAACGACATTGCGGGCCTCTGGGGCCTGCACACCCCGCAAAAGGACGTTATCAGGTTCCCACGGCCCGAACTCAAGGAGCTGTTTTTGAGCCTTCATTTTACTTCCTCAAAAATTGCAGACTGAGAGTCTTCTTTTTCACGGTACCAGACAGGGGCATCGTCGACGTAAGGAGACCAAAGCCATGTCAGCCGTTCAAAGCGCGCAACTTCCAGAGCACGAAGGAGACCGGGGGCGCGGAGCCCACGAAGCCTGTATATCACTCCCGGCCCCGTTTCTTTGGTCGTTCCGTCTGCAGCGACTACGAAAACCGTCCCCCTGCGCCATGTCACATTTTCGGAGGAAGTCGCCTCGCCCGCCCCCGGATGAAGGACAGGGCCAGCTACATAATCGAGCATCCCCGCCGAAAAAGCTTTTTCCAGAGCCTGAACAGCTCTGAGGCGATAAGCAGAGGGAGCCGAAGCGCCCGTTGCCACCACGTTTTTCCTTCGGAGCCCTCTCTGACGAAAAAAGCTGCACGTCTGCGAAGACGTGCCTGTGCCCCTCCCCAGCCTGATAGGCAGAGCTCTGGAGAGACCGGTATTCGCCTCCCGCGCTGCCATGCCCGCACCGTTCTGGGAGTACGCCCGGATACGCCCGATCAACACCGTCCCTGCGGAAAAAGCCGCTGACGGCGCTGCCTGAGAAATCCCGTCCGAGTCAAGAGATACCGGGAAAGCGTCTATGTCCGCGCCAAACGCGGTATCGAAATCTTCGAGGGTAGGAACTGACATGGCGGCTAGTCCACAGAGAGGACGAATTCGTTGGCGTGGATGATACAGGTATCATTCGCAGAGAAGGCTTTCGGAGTAGTAAAAGCCCCATACCAGACGAGGTTACCCCCTGTAGCTGCGTCATAGAGCCCCCAGGCCACAGGAGTGCCCCAGTCGGCAGTGGCCGTGGGATACTCGATAGCGGCAGTATTCTTCACGGTGGTTTCTCCGTTGCTATCCGTTGTCGGGTCGGAAGCTGGGAATACCTGTCTCGCATAGGCGCCTCCTGTCACCTCGACGCCAGAATCCGAGTCCGTTGGCGCAGTGGTAAGAAGCCCAATATAGTAAGTCCCATCCCCTTTAAGAAGTTCAAACACCTTGCGTTCGCCGTAATTGGTAAGTCCCATCTCATATCCTCCTCATTGGTTTCATCGCGATATTTTTTGGGTATCTCGCGAGCGATTCCTGATGCTGAATGTCTGAAACAGCCGTTTTGTAGTACTGCGCCCACATTTCGACTGGTACAGACCCCCGCGTGAAGACAGCCGACTCGATGAGAGAGCCGTAGAGATACAGGTCAGGGTGACGCAGCAAAACATCATTGTCGGGCTGACGCGTGCCGAGCGGCGGAATTTCAGCGTAATAAGTGAGCTGGAGCGTTCCCGCCTGATCAGGAGAGGGGAGAACGAAAAGATTGTTGGCTTCAATCGTGAAGCAATACGGCCTTCCCCTCTGCTCAAGCAGAAGAGCGTACTCGTCTGGAGTGGCGTACCAGAGATTAACCGACCCGCTTTTGTCTTCCGGAGTCCAGACGATATCCCGCATTTCGAGGAATACGTCCCAGTTGCCCGCGAGGCGACGCATGGGCAGCTGAATCTGTCCGCTGCCGGAAGAAAGCTCGGCATGCGCCCTGTGCTCCATAGCCCGCAGACGCAAAGTGCGATTGCCCCGCTGTTCCCACATACTAATAAAAGTCGGGATGCGTTCCGTCAGGTCTTCCCTGCCGAGGTAGTCAGCGATGGCCGCCTTGAGACCCGTATACGTTGTCAGATCCGCCATCACACAACCTCGTTGGTTGTCCGGAATACAGCATTTGCCGGGGCATTAAGAAATGCCCGCATGGCGTCCGGGTCGTTCAGAATATCCAGCCCCTGCGCCTTAGCGATATCCACAACAGCCACAGGGATGCTTGCCACCCTCCTGAAGGTGGGCGCGAAACGGAACCCGCGGAAGCGGTCTTCCGCCCTCTCCTCCGCGTTCTGACGAAGAATCTCTGTAACATCCTGCTCCCTGGTCAGAATCCCATCAGTGGTGATACGGTCGATGACGCCGTCCCCGCGGGATTCGAGGACGGCGCCCGACACAGGCTGAGTCAGGTCCAGCGCCATACCGCTACACCTTCAGGTCAGCCACCATGCCGCTGGACGCGGGGTTTCTGGCCTCGAGGGTACACTCCACCAGCACCTGCCCCTTCATGCTGTCGCCTGTCCTGGCAAGCGGCTGTTCCTGGAAGCCGCGGAGATACGCCACCTTCCAGTAATCGGGGTCAAGGATAAAGGCGCAGGTCTTCGAGAAAGGCTCATAGGCCTGCACGCGGTTCGGAATGATTTTGAGTGCGCCGAAGTCGCTGACGTAGACGTCGATGACGCCCGTAGCGCGCCGGGAGTCGGCGTTCTCCATGCGGTTGTCAGCCGTTCCGCGTAACACGAAAGAGAGAGCCACGCGGATGTCCGGGGCGCACATGATACGGTCGGGTTCACCGCCCGCCTCGTAGATCTTGGTCAGCGTGGAGGTGAAGAGCGCCTGGGTAGCTTCACGGCTCGTGCCGGCGACGCACGCTGCGGAGTCGGAGCCGATGGTGCCGGCCACGTCGGAGTTGTCGGCAGGCATCCAGGTGGGCAGGCCGCGCATAAGGCGCCCGTTGGTGCCGTTGTCAGAGCGGGCCACCTGGTTGCTAAGGAGGGCGAGTTCCACGTCCTTCTTCAGCTCTTTGGTGCGCTGAGCCAGCTGGTAGTTGTACTGTCTGGAAATTCCTTCCTGCTTCACCGCCTGGGCTGTGCCGGACACAGACACGGCCTTGGACAAGATTTGAGTTTTATTACTCAGTTCGGTTGTGGTGCTTTCGGTGAAAGTAGTGACGTCAGCGCCTTCGAGGGTGCTGTTCACAGCAGGGGTAGCCAGGGTATCAGTCTGCCACTCGTGCAGAGTCTGGATAGCCTTGCTCTTTCCGCACATGGTCAGAAACGGCGTGTCTGTGGGGGAGACGTCGAAGATGACGCTCATAAGGCTGCGGGGCTTGCCGTTGATGTGCGAGTCCTGGAGCTGACCGGATACAGTTGCCATGATTAACCTCCTATAGAGCTCCGAGCACATCGGCGAGTGCCTGCGTGCTCCTGGTGTTTTGTCTGAGAATGGATCTTGCGCGCTTCAGGGCGGCGCCTTCTTCTCCGCTGACGCTTCGGCCGCCGGCTTCCACGGTGGGGGCTTCCGCCACCTTTTTGGCTGCCATTTTGCGGGCGCTGGCGGAGCGGTCATAGGCCATGGCCTTGGCTATGAGCTCCACCTCGTATCCCTTCGAGATGCGGCTGATGGCGTCCATGGGTATGCCCTGCCCGGCCAGATACTGCGCAGCCTCCTGCGCGAACTTCGGGGCGCTGAATTCAGCGCCCAGCAGAGCTTTCAGCCGGGGAGCGACTGTGGCCATCTCAGTCTGGAGGCCCTGCTGATACTCAGCCTGACGCTGAGCCTGCACCGCCTGAGCCGCCTGCCGGACACGATCCCCGAGCTGCTGGATGGCCTCTCTGCGCTGGGCGTACTGCCGGGAGAGCTGCACATACGACGCCGGATCTGTCTGACTGAGCTGAGCCCAGTCAATACCGGCATACTCCGCGTCCGTGACTGCTTGGAGGAGCTGGTTGGCGTTGGCCAGCAGAGCTCCTGCGGCATTGATCTGACGGTCCCGCTCGGTGCGGACAGAGACACTTGCCTGGCGTTCCTGGGCAAGGGCCTGAGCCTGAGCCATCGCCATGCCGTGAACGGCCTGACGGGCTTCCGGGGTCAGCGTACCCCACGTTTCTTCCTCGAAGCCGTCAGGCATAGGAATGTCGGACTGTTCCCCGGGCTGGGCGGAAGTGTCTCCCGCTTCGCCTGCGGACGTGTCCGGAGCATCGGTATCTGCGCCTCCATCCGTAACGGCTGTGGCGGCGGCACTCCCGCCTCCGTCAGAAAGAGCGTCGGTAAGGTCGTCTACCGACTCAATTCCCCTGCCCTTCACGGCGTCAAGTGGGGCGCGGTCTATGGTGGAAGTGTCGGCTCCCGCATCGATGGACTGACCCGCCGGGCCGGCGGCGGGCTGCGGCGCAGTTGAAACTGTAGCTTTAGGCATTATGATGTTTCTCCTTAATCGTCGTGTAGCTGTGAATGATGTCCTGCAGACGGTCACGTATCAGGTCAAGCACTCTCTGCGTGCGCCAGGCGCGCTCTCTGACTTCCTGGTCCTGAGCCCAGCGCCACTGGCTGACGCACTCGGCATCCAGAGCTTCGAAGGTCTCCCGAAAGACACCTGACTGGAGGATGAAAGCGGCTTCGTCCGCGCGGCGTTTTTTTTCCTCGATATCCATGTCAGATCACCTGCTGCCGGATGTTTGTGAGAGCCGGAGCCGTGCCGCCCATGGCAAGCTTCATAGCATCAAGCTCTTTCTCAGCCTGAAGTTCCTGAGCCTTAAGCTGGGTGTTAGCCTGAAGTTTCTGCTGGGCAATGGCGGCGTCATTTTGGGCCTTCACGGCCCTGCTCTGCGTCTCTTGCTGGAGCTTCGCCTGCTGAATCTGGAGGTCCAGAGCTGCTTTCTGGCGGGCCGTCTGCGCCTTAACCTGTTCCGTCTGCACCCTGGCGGCCGTGAGCGGATCCATCTGTCCTTTGTTTTTCTGGTTCTCTATGATTTGCTGCTCTGCAGCTCTGGCGTCTTCCTCCGTCCCGAAGAAACGCTCAGGCGCCTGCAGGCCCGCGGCTTCGCAGAGCTTATGGCACGTGTAAATGACGTGAGAGAGCCTCACCGGAGAAGAGGCTCCCAGCTGAGAGATGAAGGCCTGCTGAATCTGAAGGATCTGCTGGAAGGCGGCCAGCTGCTTGGACTTGCTGCCGGTCCCGAGGCCCACCGCTACGGAGATGTCCATATCCGGGTCCCATTTCCTGGGGTCAAAGGACATGAAGCGTCCCTTCAGCTGCACCTGGACTTCGCGATCCTGATACCTGTGCAGGAGGTGCAGGACGTAGCGGCCGAGAGGCCTAAAAAAGGTCTCAGCGTAGACTCTGGCGACGAGCTCGAGCCTCTGATTGACGGCCTCCTCCTGGATACTGGCGCCAGTGGCGGTATTTTGAAGGGCGTCGGCTTTGAGCGCCTGCGTACGTGCCGTGATACCGGTCCTGCGCTCCACCACGCTCTCCACGGCAGTGAGCCCCCCCAAAGCTTCCTGAGCGCTCGTGTTGATGCTGAGTGGCGTGATGGTGGCGTCGCCACGGCACCGGATGATGCCACCGGCGCCACGAGACAGAAGCGAGTCGTAGTCAATCGACCCGCTCTCGCCTTCGTTGGCCACGACCTCGCCCTGGTTGGCTAAAACGAGGCTGTCCAGGAGCTGGCGGGTCATCTCCGTCTTGACGTCCTGCAGGTCAGAGACCAGGTCGGCGAGACAGAGCCCTATGGCCTGGTGCGGCATAGGGACGGAGCAGGCCGCGAAAAGAGGCGCCCGGTAAAGCGGCCACTCTTCCCAGTCGAGGATGCGGGCAGTGTCCTCCCCTCCCACGTAGGTGACCTTCACTTTCTCAGCGAGACCGTCGCCGTTGATGTCGCAGTCAGTCCAGGCTTCCCAGACCTGATACAGGCGGGACTCTCTGGCAAGCTCATCCGCGTCCGCAGTGTCTTCAGCATTGATCTCCCGGCCGGTGATGGTCTCGGGGGCGTCATCTTCCGTGTCGTAGACGGGCAGATCGTCCACCTCTTCTTGGGAGTGCCCCTCACGGATGAGGTCTGACCGGCTCTTCAATTCCCAGTGAGCTACGAACCGGGCATGCTCTACGTCAGGAGCGTCAGAAGAGATGACGACGCGCTCAGACGGGATAGCATCCAGACGGATGGATCGGCGGTCCTCTATCCTGCGGATACGCAGATTATAGAGATGGAGCGGCTGGCCGACGACTTCCTCGACTTCAAGGTTATCTCCGTCCTCAGTAATTCCCATGGCAGGGTCCATGATAAGAGCCATAGCCTCCTGCTCCGTGAGGCCTTCATACTCGAGAAGGCGGGTCTCTTTTTCCACGGGGCAGTGCGCAATGCACCAGCCTACGCGCTGATAGAGTCCGTCAGCGAGGACGTCATGCACCAGGCGGAACATCTCTCTCCCGAAAATGACGTTGTTGACATAGAGCGTCGCGTCAGCGGCGGCCTGTTCCTGCTCGGGCGTCTTCGGCTCGAACCGGATGATATCATCCGTTGTCGTGAAGATGCGGAAGAGAGACGGCTTCGCCCACTCCACGGCCTCCATGACGGTGCGGTCCACATACGTGGAGTACCCATGCTCGGCACGCTTGTCGTCGCCGGTGTACCCGTAGCCCAGATACTTTTTCTTGAGCTCGTCACGGGCGTGAGAGAGCTGGCCGCCGGACTTGCCAATGCAGTGACTCATCTCGGAGAGGATGATGCGGTGCAGACGCGCCCTGACGTCAGTTTTGGTTCCCATATCAGGCAAGCCTCGTGGCGAAGTTCTGGTGGAGAGGAGCGAACGCGCGGCCGCTCACTGTGGCGGCGGCTATATCAATGCCGGTGGCAAGATAGCGGAAGGCGTCAGCGCCATGGCTCGTCCAGTCGTGCCTGGGAGAAGAGCGGAAGTCCTGCGCCTTCTCGTCCCAGTCACGCTGGTACATACGCAGGGCGTCCAGTCCGGATTCGCAGCGCTCCAGGTCGAACCAGCACCTCGGGAGAAGCATGCGGACAGCGTTGATGCCATCATCAACACGGGTGGCCTTCAGGACCCGGCCAGGGAGACCGAGCTTCCTGAGTGTCTCGAGGCGTGTCGTCCCCGTGCCGAGCTCGGACACCGCCACGTCGTGCGGGAAGATGTGGTCCCCGTAAACGTAGCCCTTCTCCCTGAGCACTCTGGCGTAGTGGTCAAGTCCGACGCCGGAAGAGGCGTAGTAGTCGATGACGTGGACTTCCTGCCCGATGACCTGGGCGAACCAGATAGCTGTAGAGTCGCTGAATCCGAGGTCCCATGCCGTGATGACGGCAGACCCGGGATTGTACGGAACTCCGCAGATGCGGCCGTCGTGCTCGGCCTGCTCGATGAGCTTCCCGTAATAGGAACCTTTGACCGAGGCCGTAAAAGAACACTCGTACTCCTGAAGGTACTCCTCTTCGCTCATTGAGCGGCGGGCTCGCGACAGCGTTTCCTCTGTAAAAAAATGAGTATCAGATGCCTTGAACATCAGCGCCACCCACTGGTCGGGATGCGTCTTGGCCTCCTCCCAGATTGACAGAAGCAGGTTCTTACCTTTAGGCGTCCCTACAAAGAGAGCGCTACCCTGCGTAGAGACAAGCATGGGCAGGATAATTTCTGTCCAGACGGAACGTGGCATTTGTGCGACTTCATCAATAACGACATCGCACAAGTTGAGCCCACGGAGGGAATCAGGATTCTCAGCGCCATAGAGTCTGATGCGGGCGCCGTTGGAAAACTCCACGCTCAACTCCGAGATATTGATATTGGCGCCCGCGGCCACAGCGATCTTTCTGATGTAGTCCCAGGCTACGTCCTTTGCCTGCCTGTACGTCGGCGCCAGATATGCCCCCCGGTATGTCTCACCGCCATTCGCGGCATTTCGGCAAAGCCGGGATACAGCTAAGACAGTCTTCCCCCAGCGGCGGTGGCAGATCATGACACCGTAGTGACGGGTGTCCAGGCGCTTCAGCGCGTCCATCTGATAGTCGTACAGACTTACCCTACACTGGCTCACGGCTCTGTCCTCCAAAAAGCACGACTATGGGGCCTCCGTCAGGCCCGGAAATCTCCTGTTTATCCACATACAGGCCGCTGGCCTTGCCCCGGGCTATCTCTGCCTTGACTGCAGCGTTGTACTGTCCGGCTTCAGCGGCGTTCTCGCGCAGCGTCTCCAGCGTGCGCAGATGCTCAACCAGAGTTACACTGGCCTCTCTGCTGGCTTCTGCGCGCAACTCGTTAATTCTGGCCCTAATCTTACCGTTTTGTGCCAGGACAGAAGCCTTGGTGTTAATGGTGCTCGGCTTCATGTGCGCACAGGAATAGGCCGCTCTGTAGGCATCAGAAAAGGACTTGCCTCCTCCTTTTACATACTCAATGCAGAATGCTTCCTGTTTTGCAGTGAGTCTCATTACTTCTTAGCTTCCAGCATTGTAATCCTGGACTCGTGAGAATCCAGTCTGTCCCAAATTCTATTGTGAGCGTCTTCGTTTTCAGTCTGCTTGGCGAAGTCGCGAAGACAGACGATGCGCTGCGCCTCCAGCTTGTCGAGACGCTCAATGATGCGCCTGCCAATGAAGGCAACCACCCCGACCAGTAGCCCTAAAAGAACGTTCGTAATGGTCATCTCAGGGATCATCACTCGCCCACCGCCCTGATGAGGTTTTCCAGCTGGGCGAGTAAGTCCTGGGGGATGGTCAGCAAATCCGGCCAGATGAGCCCGCAGACAATAAGAATGGCTCCGCCGGCGAGGATGCCGTTCAGGATGTATCCGCGGACATATCTGGGCGCGACCTTGCCCGACTTGAAGGCACGTGCTTCTTCAAGCTCCACCTGCGCGCGGATTTTCTCCGCCTCGGCGGACGCGCCAGTCACCTTTTCGATGATGGAGCCGATACCGGGGATGTATGTCAGAATTTTGGTAAGCCAGGAGAACATCTACTTCCCCTCCTGCAATCCGCGCAGACACATGGCCGACTCGTATGTGCGTCGGCGCTCCAGCCCGGGAAGTGCCTGCCCTCTGGCGGTTTTGTAAATTTCAGCGATGCGCTCACACCCGCGCTCTGTGCGCCCCTGGTTGAAGTACCTGGCCACGCTGGATTTACAGAAAGCGGTGGGGCCGATGTTGTAGGCCATGGATACGAGCGCGGCCTTGGTCTTGTCGGGGAGGGAATCGAAGTCCTTCACGCAAACGGTGACGGGGCGGGCATTCTCGTAGAGGTGTTCGTTCAGCGACCTGGAACACTCCTCGAATGTGTACTCCTGCCCTATCGTGACGTTACGCGTATCTCCCCAGCACTTGGTGGGTATTCCCACGGGGTCCCTGTAGCCTTCAGGAACATAGCCCTCAAAATCTGCGACGGTGTCGAGGCTGAGGTAGGCAGCCCCTCCGCCAAGAAGAGCGATAAGCGCTGCCGAGGCCACCACCTTCTTCGGCGGCTTTCTGTACGGAATTCTGCCCATGGTCTGCCCCCTTCTTTTGGGGAAACCGTATCATGGGGTTTGGCATGAGCATTTTTTTGGTGACGTTAGAGACCGTTAGTGACCGTTAGTGACCGTTACAGACCGTTATTTTTTTGTTGACAGGTTTTACAGAATGCCAAAAAAAAAGAGAAGGGCCCCGACAGGCTCCTCTCTCAGAGGGGTTCAAGGATTTTGATTCCCCTGTGTGTTGTATAACCTTGGATATTTTTATGGGTGCAATATTAAATGAATTTACAGGTGTTATAACAGCCTTGGCAACAGGCGTTACTGCTATGTCTTTGTTTTTCTACAGGAAGCCAATTGTCATAAGAAATGGTATTAATATACAAGTAGTAAACACAAATAAAAAAGTAATACTCATAAAACTTAAAGTTGAGGATTCTCCAGAAATAATTGATGAAGAGTGCAACAATATATATCCTGATAAATTAATATCATTATTGCCGTCAGAAATAAAAAACTTTAAATTTAGAGACGAAACTATGTTGTTGATGTATGAAAAACTTGAAATTAATGGTTCTCATTTTCACATATCAACACCTATTTTCTATATTAATTTCAGTTCTGATTATAACAGCTAAATACAACTATTATATCCATTAAAATAATAAATATATTTAGCAAAAAAAGTGTTAATGAAGATGGGTTATAAGTCCTGCTAAGAATGTAAAACAAGCATATAATAACCCAGCATAATATCGAAAAAGCCGTCATAATTCTCAAAAGCATGCGCCGCTCCATTTTTCACCTGATACTCTCTCGTTTCAGCCAAGCCACTACGTCATCGAATACCGCACGGTAAGAGCGCTCTCCCAGCCTGATGATGGGAGCACCTCTGGCGTACCATGCGCGGACTGTGCTTTTTGAAACCCTGAACCGCGTGGCGATTCCAGTCAGCCCGATAAGGATTTCCCTCTCCTCACTCAAGGCTCAGCTCCTTCCTGGCATACTCCCAGAGCGTCATACCCAGAGATGTATGCGACGTGTCAGGGAGATCTCTCAGCCAGTCCAGGGACGGATTACCCTCGCTCTCCTGCCCGCCGCCTATCTGCAGGCAATTTACAAACCGGCATCCGCTGCTTCCGCCGGCGCCGTATCCAGTGAAATCTATTCCCCTCCTCTGCCCGCTCACCCATGAGGGACGGGAGAAGATGTCTCTGATGCCGCCATCGTTATAGGCTTCGCCCAGGTGATTGAGGTGATCCACAATCCAGTCTTTGCGGGAAAGGCTGTGAGAACGCGAGAAGACGCAATTTGTGGCAGTCAGGCAGGCTGCGTTATGGGCCCATGCTCCAAAGGTGCGGACATCAAAACATCCCACGCCCCAGTCGTGCACCCAGCACTGGCTCATATCGGCGATAACGCCGTCCTGCACCTCAGGGCACCGCCTCCCGCACCTAACGAAGGCGCAGTTCCGGAGGATAAGGCACCCCCCGGCCTGATCCTCTGCCGGGTAGTCCCCGTTGCCCCCGAGGATCGCTTTCTTGCAGCCGATGAAGGCGCAACGTTCGATGACCACATGGGCGCCCTTGATGCAGTCGATAGCCTCATCCTGGTCAGCGAGCGGGACGGCGGAGAGGTCGAAGATGCAGTCCTGGATCAGTGTGTCGCCGTCACTTCCCCAGACTTGGATGCAGTCGCCGCCCAAGTTGAACGTGGGGGCCGTGTAGAGGCCGTCATGAATGATTCTGCTGTAGCTCATTGCCTTCCAGACCCGCCCACTCCGTGCTTCACGCGGTCCGCTTCCTCGGCGCGCTTCGCATCGTTGAAGCGCTCCAGACTCCCCACAAGATAGCCTGTCACACGGCGGATGCACTCGAATTTCACGCCTTTGCCGATGAAATGTGTTTTATTCGGCATGCAGATACTTTTCAATTTTTTGTCCTCCAGTCACCGCGGCAGAACCGCCACACCACACAGAGCAGGTCGAGCGCCTCATCCATGACGCGCTCTTCCCCCTCCCCCTTGTTCACTGCCTGACACATCTCTCCGTACTCTTCTCCGATACGGCCGATGCCCTGATAAATACCGTCAGAGAATCGTGGATGCTTCTTCTCAGCTTCAGCGACACGGGCCGCAAGGCGGCTGTAAAGCTCATCGTCTGTCATATCTCCTCCTGGTTTTATCTGTGTGCGCTGACAGGCCTGCGGAACAGCCTGAAAGACTTGGCTGTCACAGAGGCCTTAGTCTTCCCGAGTTCCCTGGCTATCTCAGCGATGGTCAGTCCCTGTGAGTGCAGCTCCCTGAGCTCCTCCACCAGCTCAGGAGGCCACGGGGCGGGAAAAGACCTCCGGTGCGCAGGCTGCGCCCGCTTTCCCTCCTCGATAATGCTCCTGTTCTTCTCCCTGAGCAGCGCGGCACGTCCTTCAGGGTCAAGAAGCGCCAGGTAGCGGTCCTGCACCTCCTGAGCGTCGGCGCCGGGATGTCGGGCGATATAGGTCTCCGCTCCGAGCCTGCGCAGCTCAGCGTCACGGTCAGGCGTCCACATGGTCGTCCTCCAGATAGTCAAGAATGGCCTCTCTGGCTTCATCCCAGCCGTAGCACACGGCCGTGTAGTAGCCCTCGAGCTTTAGAGCCAGCAGAGCCTCTCTCTGAGGGTCGGAGAGGAAGCCGCCTTTCCGGCGCTTCATTTCCAGCCAAAGCCCGTGCCACTCCCCCCTGGCGATAGCGAGGAAAAGGTCGGGGATGCCGGCCCTGACCCCTTCGGCATGGAGACGTGCGCCTGTCACGGTTGTACGCCGGCCGCCGTTGGGTATGGCCATGAGCAGGAGGCTCGGCATGTGCCTGGCCTTGGCGTACATGTTCCACCATCCGATGAGCGCAACCTGCTCCTCATGCTCCGTCGGCGTTGGGGCCTTTCCGCTAGTACTTCCACGAGTCGTCATACCCGCCTCCCGTCTGGCCCTGCTGGCGCTGCCCCTGCTGCTTCCCGTCATGGGGAGCGGAGTCGAGGGACTGCACTCTCTGCGCCTGCACATACCAGGACACGGCGTCATGCCCGTCCTTGGTCTGGTACTTCCGCGAGAGGTACCTGCCCTGCACGAGGACCTGACTCCCCTTGCGGAGGTACTTCAGGACGAAGTCAGCCGTCTTGCCGCCGACGGTCACAGTGTGCCATGTGGTACGGTCAACACGCTGTCCTGACTTGTCCGTATAGCCGTCGTCCGTGGCGACGGAGAAGCGTGCGAAGCTCTCCTGCCCGGCATGGACCTCTTCCGGAGCACGGCCGATGCGGCCGATGAGTGTGACAGCGTTAAGCGACGCCATGACTGGCCTCCTTCCGCATGTCCTTCCCGGCAAGGACAAGGAGCTTTCCTCCGCCTTCAGCAAGGCGCGAGAAAATACTGTCTCCGAGGTACTCTTTCAGGTGCTGGCCGTCGAAGTTTGACACAAGGACCGTTGGCTTCATGTCCACGTAGCGGGCGTTGATGACCTCAAAGAGCATCGCCCTTTCAGCCTGCGTCCCGTACTGCCTGCCGACCTCGTCAATCACCAGAAGCGCCGGCTTCGCGAATGCCAGGATGGCTTCTCTCTCCGTCAGGCCCGCGGTGGCGTAGCTCTCCTTGATGCGGCGGAAGACGTCAGACACGGTGGTGTAGACAGCCGGAAGGCCGCGGTTAAGAATCTCGCGGATCATGCCCACGGCGAGGTGCGTTTTCCCTGTACCGGGGCGTCCTGTAATGCAGAGACAGCGGCCGGAGGAAGATACTTTGTCCCAATCTGTGCCGACATAGGCCCGGCAAACTTCGAGGACCATTTTCTGGCCTGATGTGTCGGTCCGGAAAGACTGGAACGAGCGGTCGAGGAAGCGCTTGGGTATAGCAGCCTGTCCGGCGAGCTGTTCCATCTGGTACCGGACGATTTCCGCTCTTGCCCTGACTGCATCGAGACGCAGGGATGCTTCTCTCTTCTCCGCCTCACAGAGGGGACAGAGGGTCCAGATCTCACGCTGGTAGTTAGGGAGCCTGTAAGCCGTATACCTGCCATGCTTCTGGCAGACGTCTTCGCGCTGGTCGATAGCGCGCATCTTCGCAAAATTGTCAGTCATAGTTTTTCTCCCCTACAGCACCGCGGAAATGTCCACCATATCCGTGCTGGTGTAGTTCTGTTCTGCTTCGTCCACGTACATTTGGCGCCCGTTCTCATCGGGGGCGTAGCTCTTAGCCGGCGCCTTCTCCGGCACGTCGTCCCAGCGTCTATCTCTTAGCCAGTTGGCCATCATGGGCACGTAGCCGCGCTTCCATCGCCGGTCCTCGGTCTTGAAGCGTTCGATGATATCAGCGAGGGCATACGCCTCGGGGACCAGGTGGCGGGCTCTGAGGACTGCGTACTCTCTCCACGCCTTCTCTTTCCCCTGCTGAAGAGGCCATAGCGAGAAGACGTACTGGAACTCCTTCCACGCCGGGTTCCCGTGAGAGAGGTCAGCCTGCGGAGCCGTGCCCGTGGCCGGAGCTTCTGTCCCGGGCTCCGGTGCCTTCAGGGGAGCATCCGAGGATTCCTCGGCAGTTCCCTCACCCACACCCTGCTCCCCCTGGGGGGTAAGGGGGGTGTCTTTATTGTCTTTAAGATCATTAACAGATACAGGATCAGATACAGATACAGGGTTTTTTTCTGACCCTTGAGGTTTTGCAGGGCGTCCTCCTAGCTTCCCGCCCTCTTTCCGCTTCTCCAGAGCCTCCTGATATTTCTGCTTGTTGGCCTCGAGGCGTGGCCGGAGCATAGCGAAGACGCAGGCCGTTGCCTGATCCATCTCCGGCATTTCGCAGTCAGCCGCTCCGTTGAATGCCATCAGGGCGGTGAGGAGATCCCCCCGCTGCTCCCGTGAGAGAAGCTGAATGCCGCCCCATGACTCGTTGTACATAATGAAGCTACTGTGTTCGTCGCTCATTGGACGACTCCTCCCATCCTGTCAGTCCATTCCGAGAAGTCCCTACCGGGACAGAGTTTTTCCAGGGCTTCTGCCGCCAGAGGCGTGAGTCTCGGCATAGCGTCTTTCTCGTTCACCACAGCAGCTATTGCCGTGACGACAAGGCCGCGCTCGTAGATGGAGAGCGGTGCAAGACACTCCCAGACGTCGACTATCTCGTAGTTATCGTTCATCGCTGTTCCTCCGGCGGCCAGAGATCAGGCCGTATTTTGCAAAGTGGGATCCCAAAGGTGCGGTTGTACTTCACTGCGGATTCCGCTGAGACAACACGCAGATTATGACAGTGCGCGAACACCACACCGCGCGCACTGAAGCCCGCCATCGCGGCCATCTTGGCATATGAAAGGCCGTGCTCTGTCCTGAACTGATCGATAATGTTCTTGCTCATGCTTTTTATGTTATCATTTGATGACAAACAAGGCAATAAATTTTTCGTTGTCTTTTGCCGATAACGCTTGAAAGCCTTACGAAAAAGCAAAGGAGATCGGCATGGACAAGTGGGAGAAAATGGCAAACGACGCCTGGGACGTTATTATCAGCGACGTTCGGAAGCTGTGGGACGGCGGCAGGGGGATGACACAGGAAGCGATTGCCCAGAAGCTAGGGCTAAGCAAACGCGGCGTAGTCAACATGTGGCTGCAGGGGAATCGGAAAGCCACTAACGCCCCTTTGGCTGCGCTTTTCAGATACCTGGAGAATTTGGGGCACAACCCTTTGGACTTTTTCCCTGCCGATGCAACGATCCGCCGCCTTGGGGCACACTCACCGTCCGAGAAGGTGCAGGGGAGCAATCTGTCATCTGTTCCCCTTATGGGCGAGACTGGCGCCGGAGCTCCCTGCGAGCTGTTCAAAGGGGCCAGCGATACAATGATCCAGATCCTGCCCCAGTATTATCGGCAGGACATGGCCGCGCTCCTTGTCCGTGGTGATTCCATGGAGCCTACCATCAAGAATGGCGCCATCGTTGGCATTGCTCCTCTCCAGGGGGACGCCACGGAAGGCGGGGTCTATCTTGTGTCCATCCCCTACTTCGGCCGTGTCGTGAAGCGGCTGCGTCTTTCCAGGGACGGGCAGCTCTTGCTTATCTCTGACAACCCAGACTATGAGCCAATAACCGTCAACCCAGCCGAACAGGAGAAAACGGTTCTCGGGCAGGTCGTTTGGGTGCTACAGTCGGTATAAAGGTCAAGTTTAGAGGCAGAACCTGTGGGTATGTACACCAGGCAAAAGGCTTGCGGAGCCTTGAAAATAAACCTTTGACTATCTGATGTGGTGTTATATATGGTGTCATCAAATAGACGTCTTGCCCCAACTAACAAAAAGGTGGAGGCGTCTCTTTCGGCAACTCCTCAAATTCTTGAAGAGTGTCAAAAAGCTTTAGAGCAATGCAAAAATTATTCTTTTGATGATTTTTGTAGGCTAATAGAAAGGATTGGCTTTGTATTTAAAAGGCAAAGTGGTTCTCATCGTATATATAGTCACCCAGATTATGAAGATGGGCCGCCTAATTACGACACAATAAATATACAAAATTTCAAAGGCAAGGCAAAGCCATATCAAATAAAACTACTCATAGAGTTTGTAAAAAATGCAAAGAGAAAAAGACATGACTAATCCAAATAAGTATTCAACGTCAGTTTATTGGAGTGATGAGGACGAAGGCTATATTGCTGTAGTTCCAGAATTCCCTGGCCTTTCCGCTTTTGGCGAAACAAAGGAGGAAGCAATCCGAGAGGCAGCAGATGCAACAGATGGCTTTATAGAGACATACAAAGAGCAAGGCAAAAAACTACCTGAAATACGTAAGATACATACGCATAGTGGAAATATAAAAATCAGGATCCCCCGTTCTTTGCATGCAGCTCTTTCCTTAGCGGCAGAGCATGAAGGTATTTCTCTTAACTCATTAATAATGTCTATATTATCTACATGGATAGGAACGCAACAATATATTGAAGCAACTATAAATAAAATATCGATTGATGTATTGTTAGGAATAGAAAAAACAAAAATATACAATAATGAACAAAGTTACAAACATGAAATATTGGGAAATAATTTTATTTTACAGACTAAGCCCCTGCAACAGATAGCATACTAAATAAGTTAATATATGCGAATTGTAGGTATAAATTATGAAAATCGCTTTAAAACAATGCTATTTATCTGGCGTTAAATGTAATATTAAGCCAAATAACCAAGAGGAAAATATTAAAATAAGTCTGCATATAAATTCGAAAGTCGAACAGGTAGGGGCTATTGTTAACGCTTCTATTAATACAGAATTTTTTATCGATGAAAAAACTACATTCTTGAACGTAACTTATACAGGAATTTATGTTCTGGATAAAAACGTGGTTGTAGATAAAGATGAGCTAACATACGAATGCACCTCTTTACTCTTCCCATACGTCAGGGAATTTGTGGCTGACATAACAAGGAGGATGCCTTTTCAACGTCCGATTGATTTGAATCCGGCTTTGGGTAACGCTGAGGTCTTCAAAGATTTTCAGAAAGCTAACTCAAAGGGAAACGAATCTTCAGAAGAATCCGCCAATAATTAGCCTTTCTCCCTTGGCCCCTTTTTCGTCCCCGCCCAGCCGGCGGGGATTTTTTTGGCTTTCTGTAATCTTTTGATTACTTTTCCCTTGACAATGTCATCTAAAGATTACATTCTGACCTCAAGAACAGAATCGAAGAACCGAGGAGGCCAGAATGCAGAACACGTACATTGACTACACGTCCGACATGGCTGTGGGCCAGCCCAGGCATGTGCGCCAGACAATCATCGAGGAGTGGCGCAGGGTGGAGCGTCAGCGTCGCATCGACCGTGCGACGGACATCATCAGCACACTGGCCGGCCTGACTGTGGTCTTCGGCCTTTCCGCGGCCCTCTTCTGGGCCCTGCTGGGGGCGCTGTAATGGGCCGCTCATCATACTTGCGGCTGCCGTGGCAGTCATGGCCATCTACGCGTCATCGTCCAGGCAGCGCACCGAGGCATATGCGGACGACACTCTGCCCATAGTCGAGACCGTCCCGGCATGCTCCAGCGATGGCTGGTGCCGGATGCCAAGGAATTTCTAGACTTTCCCGTACCGCGGGAACGGCGGCACTAACTGGCGCGCAGGTCGCCGCCGGAAGCGCCAGGGGCGTCAGCCATGGACAATGGCGCCCCCAAATTTCCCCATACATATTTTGGAGGAGCAACATGATCACCATTCACGCATCGTCTCTGGCGGACCTCTTTGACTGCCCGGCCAGATGGGCAGCGAAGAACATCGAGCAGCGGCATCTGCCGTCTTCCCCGGCTGCGCAGCTCGGTACGGCTGTCCACGCCGGAACCGCCCTCTTCGATGATGCCGCCCTGCGGGGCGAGCCTGTCAGCATCGATGACACTGTGGGCGCAGTCGTAGATGCCCTTCACGATGAAAGCCGCGACGTCGACTGGGGAGACGAGACGCCGGAGCAGCTGGAGCCCATAGCCACGTCCCTGGTCCGCCTCTACTGCGAGGAGATAGCCCCGAAGATGACCTACGTGGCCGTGGAGGCCAGATGCCCGGACCTTCCCGTCGAGGACCTCGGCATCACCCTGACCGGATCGACTGATAGAATCCGCAAGGATGAAAACGGCTGCTTAGGCATATGTGACATAAAGACCGGCAAGACGGCCGTAGGCGCCGACGGCACGGTGAAGACGCAGGGGCACGCAGCACAGATGGCCGTGTATGAGCTTCTGGCCGGACAGGCCCTCGACGTACCCATGACGGCACCCGCCATCATCATCGGCCTTCAGGCAGCGAAGACGGCCAAGGGCCGCCGGTGCGGCATCGGCACCATCACGGGAGCCGTCGATCTCCTGCTTGGCACGGAAGACCAGCCCGGTCTCCTGCAGATGGCAGGGAAGATGCTGAAGAGCGGAGACTTCTACGGGAATTCCCGCTCAAGCCTCTGCAGCGAAAAGTTCTGCCCGATTTATCAAAATTGTTTTTGGAGGAGCTAATTTTATGACTACTGCCACTTATCCCCGTCCCGGAACCGGAACCACACTCGCCAGCCTTCGCTCCGCGCGTCAGCAGGAACAGGCGCAGACCTCAGCTGCTCCCGCCGTCCGTCCCGTCGTGGAAATTTCTCTGAACACAGTGCAGGGCTTCGAGGGAATGCAGCGCATCGCCGACCTCTTCTGCCATTCGACCATCGTGCCCGATGCCTTCAGGGGCAACATCGCCAACTGCGTCGTGGCCCTGAACATCGCCTACCGCGAGAAGATGGACCCGCTCATGGTCATGCAGAACATGTACATCGTCCATGGCAAGCCCGCCTGGGCCAGCGCCTTCCTGATTGCGATGTTCAACAAGTGTGGGAAGTACGCGCCCATCCAGTATGAGTTCGCAGGCAAGCCAGGCACGCCGCAGTACGGCTGCAGAGCCCTGACCGTAGACCTGACCACTGGCCGCCAGATCGACGGCCCCCTGGTCACCATGCAGATGGCTCAGGCCGAAGGCTGGACGCAGCGCAACCCCAAGTGGACCACCATGCCCGACCTCATGTTCCGCTACAGGGCCGCCGCCTTCCTCATCCGCACCCAGGCACCAGAAATCACCATGGGCTTCTACTCTGTTGAGGAGCAGACCGAAATTTACGAGCAGGAACGCCGCCGCCACTCCTCCAGCGTGCGCGAGGTGGTGACCAGGGCAGAGGCCGCCACCTCCGCTCCTGCCCGTACCCCCGAGCCCGAAGAGGCGCTTCCCGAACAGCGCAAGCCCGATGCCGTGGTCTCTGACAGCCACGCTCCTGCTGAGAAGGAGGCGGCGAAGCCTTCCGCCCCGAAGGCCGCAGCCAAGCCCGAGCCCGAGCCTCAACCCGCCCAGGCTAAGAAGGGCCCGGGGGAAAAGATTAAGTGCCCTGACTCCGGCAAGATGGTCGACGACGTAGCCGACTGCCCGAACTGCCCTCACAGGCAGGGATGCCCGCAGTGGGACTAAGAATGTGACAGGCGGGGTGATGAGCCCCGCCTCTATGTTGGAGAAAAATATGAACTTTAATGAAGTCGCAGATTTTTTATCACACGGAGACAGGGTGACGGAGACCGTGGTCTCTCCATCGGATCCGTCTCTCCTGAGCACGCTCGAGGGGGCCATCGGCAGGGCGTACCGCTTCACGCGAGCCTATGGGAAGACACCAGAAGACGCCATGCGCTGGATACTCTGGACGCTGCTCTACTTTGTCCAGCAGGAGCGAGAGCTCACAGACAAGGACGAGGACGTCGTGCTTGAGGCCCTTGCGGCCGCAAAGGCCAACGCCGCCTTCTGCCGTAAGGACGAGGAGAGCAAGTGATGGAGGAAATCCATAAAAAAATAGAAGACTACGTGAAAAACGTGGAAGGGCCCTTCTTCTGCATCATGGGCGAAGAGGGCGACAGGATAGAAGTATGTAAAGACATCACCTTAGAGGAGATCACCTTCAACTGCCTCGATGGCATATGGGAAATGCAGAAAACGCGAAAAGATGATGTAGCCGCGTATGCCGGGTTACTTTTCATCTGCGTCCTGGATTTCGCGAATATGTATAACGTGAGAATTCGCGAAGAAGACCGCCTGGCCATCAGGAACACCGCGCTGCACATCTTCGAGGACTGTTACTCCGCCGACTCCCCGTCGGAAACAGTCCTTCAGTAAGGAGTAGACAATGGGATTCCTCGCTTCATCCTGCAGCTTTACGCGCTTCCGCGTCATTGATCCCGTGCCGGACGGGCTCTGGGCTGAAATTCCCCAGCTGCTCAAGAAAGGCGCCATTCTCGATATTGACGAAACAACTGATTCACAGGCCGACGGCTGGGTCAGTTTTGACGACTACCTGGACACCACCTGGCAGGCAGGCCCGCCGCAGAAAGGCGCCTATATGGCCTTTTCCCTGCGTGTTGACACCCGCCGCATTCCCGCGGGCGTCCTCCGCAAGCACCTCGTTATCGCGCTGAAGCGGGAAAAGGCGGAAAATGAGAAGAACGGAAAGAAATTCATTTCCCGCGAACGCCGCAAGGAACTGAAGGAACAGGTTCAGCTTTCCCTGCGCAGGCGCTTCCCGCCCGTTCCCGGCGAGTTCAACGTCATCTGGAACACCGCGAACAACGAAATCTGGTTCGCATCCACGCAGGAAAAGGTGCTCGAGCTATTTGCCCAGCGCTTTCTCGCCACCTTCAGGCTGCACATTGAGCAGCTGACGCCCCCGGCTCTGGCTCTGTCCATGCTCGGAGAAGCCGCGGAAGAAGCTGTCCACGATGCCGACTCTGTCGACTACACGATGGACGGAGCCCTCGGACAGGATTTTCTCACCTGGCTCTGGTTCAGGTCCGATGTCGCCACTTCCTTTTTCCGCACTGAAGACGGCCAGTCATTCCTGGTCTCCATGGAGAAGCGCGTGACCGTGACGGGTTTCGTGGGTTGTGACCGCGAGACCGCTTCCGTGACTGCCAGCGATGCAGACTCCTCCCTGAGCGAGGCCCGCCTCGGGCTCCACCGCGGCAAGAAAGTCACCCGCGCCCTCATCCATCTCACGAAGGATGACTTCGGGTTCGATGTTTCCGTGAAGGCCGCTGACTTTTCCCTCAACAGCCTGAAGACACCCAAGATCGACAAGTCCGACCGTGATGATGATCCGGATTCGCTCTTCCTGGAAAAAGTCTTTCTCATCGAAACCGCCGTTACCCTCCTGGACAGCCTCTACCGTCAGTTCCTCGGCCTCCGGCTCGACGAGGGCAAGTGGAAGAAGACGACGGACGAGATGATGCTCTGGATGAAGGAGAGGTGCTGACATGACGGCGAAGGATCTGGCGCGGGCCGTATGGCCCTACATCAACGACGAGAAAAGGCAGAGGGCTGTCATAGCCATGGATGAGGGAAGAGTCTTCACCTACATCCCGGAATGGATGGACTGCAGACTCATCGCTCAAAACTTCGTCCATGCCATGATGGCCATCCTCGAAAGGAAGATGGATACAAGGAAGGCTATGGAGACGACCATATCAGCCATCGTGACGGAAGCCATGAAGACGCAGGGAGGCAAAGATGAGATGCCCTGGTAACTCAGCCGCCCACCGTGACTGCTGCATAGGTGTCAGCTTCCCCTTAGTGGCGCTCGAGAAGTTTCCCGACTGGAAGAAGAAATCCGCCCGCCTCATCGAGGCGCAGAAGATGCTCACCACCCTGCAGTCCCTGCTGGAGGTCGGCGCCCTCACGGCAGGTGAGCGCAGAGACATGCAGGCCGCATGCGAGGCGGCAGCCGACGCCATAGACGAGTATGACGCAGCGCATAGCCAGACGCGGGATCAGGCCTACGCCGCCTGGTGCGTCATGTGGTTCCTGGGGGATGAAGCGTTCGCCGACGCCCTCTTCTACGGTGGAAGCTGGAAGAAGCGTCCAGAGCTGTGGGTGAAGGTGAAGCACCTCATTAGCCTCACCTCGGATAAGCTCTACCTCCACCATCAGGCGGAGGCCGAAGAGGCGGCACGTATCTGGCACTGCCACGCTTCCCCGAGGAAGGACCCTGGTCTGGAGGACATATGGGAGAAGTGAGCGAGCTGACTACTCTGCGGCAGATCCGGCTGGAGATCCAGCGTCACCGGAAGGCTATCGCTGATCTGGAGGAGCGGATGGATGACATCCTCGAGGTAACTTCTACCCGTAGACCTGTCCGCCGAAAAACGATATCTGCTGAGAGTGCGGCGGCCCTCATCCGGGAAGGAAAACTCCGTGAGCGTTTATCAACGTAGAGATGGCCGTTTTGTTTGCAAATATAAAGAAGGCAATGTCTGGAGACAGAAGAGCTTCCGCACCCGAGAGGAAGCGGAAGCCCTTCAAAAGGAAAAAAGCTATGACGAGCGAAGTAATAACAGGCTCACCGTATCTGAGTCAATTCTTCTATTTCTGTCTCGCACGAAGCACGCCAGAACCACAGAAGACTACTACGCGCTTGTTCTGTCGCGTATGGGGGACAGTATGGCATCAAGATACGTTGACAGTCTGACACGCCGCGACCTGGAACACTTCCGCGACACATTACGGCAGGAATGGCACCTTTCGGCGTACTCAATCAACCGCCACGTGCAGAAACTCCTTGCGGCGTGGCGATGGTGCGCAAGCGAGGACTTTCTTGAGGCGGTGCCGTGGGAGAAGTACAGGCATCTGCCCGAGGAACCGCACGGCCATTGGTGCGGGAACTTTGACGACTTCCGCAGGGTATACGGCCTGTGTGCCCCCGCGCTCCAATGGGCAATCCGCACATGCCTTGCCCTGTGCCTGCGTCCGGGCAAGGAAGTCATCAACCTTAAATGGTGCGATATAGACCTTACCCACGGCAGGGCGTCCGTCTGGATGCCGAAGACATCCCGGCAGAAGGTCGTTTTCTGCCCGCGCTGGTGGCTGGACGAGGCAAAACAGAAAGCTCAGGGGAGGAATCCGGAAGAACCTGTTTGTCCGTCACCGCACGGGAAACCGTACTCAACGATAAAATACTTTTGGTATACAGCCTGCAAAAAAGCCGGCGTTTGCCAGTTTCCCTTGTACACAGTCCGTCACATGGCCACCTCTCTCATGCTGGAGGCTGGAGCAGACATAGCGGCAGTTGCCGCCCAATTGGGACACAAAAACGTCACCACCACCGGAGCGTTTTACACTCACGCCGTGGCCGGAGCTCAGGAGAGGGCCGCACAGGATATTCCCGCGCTTCCGTCCTGATTTGGTGCGGAATGGTGCAGGTTTTTAATCTAAACCACTGAAAACAGGGCATAAGGCCCTAAATAGATCGTCCTTATAGTGAGAGTCCACATGGAAGCTGAACGTCAGCTTCGGCGTTCCGGAGATACTGCCCCAGGTGGCCATGAGATAATTGGAGCCGGTTTTGGGGTCATGGTACACGGCCTGATTGTCATAGTTGCCGGAAACCCTGACATCGGAGATGTCCTGGTTCTGATCGGACATGGGATACGGCAGGTACACGTTGGCCGTTTTGGCGCCGTCGGCGGTCTTAAGATTGATGTCGTAGGTGACGGTGCCGGCTTTTTTGGCCCCATCAGCCAGAGCGGTGCCTGTGGTACCAAGCGTGAGGCCCAGGGCGAGGGCCAGAAGAAGAATCTTGCGCATACGCTTCTCCTTGAAGCAAGACGGTTAAGGGGTTTTATTCCCGTGAGAGGGGCGGAGCCCCCGTCTCCCGGGTCTGTCAGCGAACATACCGTCCTGATGAGAGAAGCGCTTAAGATATCAGATACCGGGAACGGACAGCGCGGACGCGCACTGCGCCCGCATGCCGGACCGGTCAGAACAGCGCAGGGGAGCCTCCCCCACCAGGACACATGGTCAGGTGGGGCGGGAAAAACAGGAAATCCGGGCTGCGGGCCCTGCGCAGAATAAGGTCATGATGCTCCTGAAAGCGGAAAGCTTCCGTCCTGTCCTTTTTCATTCCCTCAGCCCGCTGTCAAGGCAGACAGGAAAAAAACGGCATCCATTGCAGCAATCATCACAGAAGAATCATAGCGGGAAAGCCCCCGGGATATCCCCTCGCGTCCTCATTGCTATGCTATTATTCAAAAGGTGAATTTCTGTATTCCGCGCGGAATCACGCCGCGGAGACATTCCCAGACCGACACCACCTTCTCCTGCAGAAGAGACAGCCCACCTCTGTCCCGCTCCCGCGGGGCAGGCATGTTTTCTGAGCAGGGGAAAGGACATGAACTGCAGGGAGAAACCCG